GCTTTGAGTTTCTTGATGCAGACCAGCCTGCTGGCGTGTTTTCTAATGAGTACGACGTTAAATACAGAACATCAGTAGCAGACCTTACCGTCTACTAAGGTTTAAGCAGTTGCAAGGATTACGATGGAAGACGAGTACAGCGGTCAAGGTGGGTCGTATCTTCTCGATCCAGAAACCGGAAAGCGCACTCTGATTCAGCGAACACTTCCCGCCGACCCCCAACAAGAAAATGGCACCACTTCTTCTACGGAAACGACTGATTCTGATCGAAACAGAGTCGAGCTACGGAGTCGATCCGACTCCAACAGGAACCGACGCGGTTTTGGTGAGAGATCTGAACATCACCCCACAGCAGAGTGATGTTGTTAATCGTGATCTGATTCGTCCTTATCTTGGAGCATCAGAGCAGCTTCTTGCCAACACTCGCGTTGAATGCACGTTCAGCGTTGAGCTAGCAGGATCTGGTACTGCTGGCACTGCTCCGCAGTACGGCAAGGCGCTTCAAGCTTGCGGCCTTAGTGAAACGGTGGCTGCTGGTACTAGCGTGACTTACGCACCAGTAAGTTCAAATTTCAGCTCAGTCACCATTCACTACAACATTGATGGCGTTCGTCACAAAGTGACCGGTGCTAGAGGAACATTCACTTTGAATGGATCTGTTGGAGAAATCCCTTCGATTGATTTTACTTTCACTGGGATCTATAACGCTCCTGACGATTCGGCACTGCCTAGCGTTACTTACGCAAACCAGGCAACACCGCTGATCTTTAAGAACGGCAACACAGACACATTCTCCTTACTGTCTTACTCTGGCTGCTTGCAGTCAATCAGTCTAGACATCGGCAATTCTGTTGTTTACCGAGAGTTGATTGGTTGCACGAAGGAAGTGCTGATCACTGATCGCAGTGCCAGCGGTAGCGTGAGCCTTGAGATGATCTCGATTGCCACGAAGGACTATTTCACTGCTGCTTTGACTGACGGCACGCTAGGCGACTTGACGTTCCAGCATGGCACCACTGCTGGGAACATTGTTGATTTTTCGAGCAGTCAAATCGACATTGGTGATGTGAGCTATGCCGACCAAGACGGCATTGCGATGCTGAACATCCCATACACCGCGATTCCCTCAACAGCAGGGAATGATGAGTTCAGCTTGGTGTACACTTGATCCGAGGGAGCCAAGGCCCTTAGTGGAACCATGGCCGTGTTAGAGAGCACGGCCTTTTTTATTGCTGTAAGCTAATTGCAGTTAAATTTGCTCAATGACTTTCGTTCGCAAAAAGGTCAAAACTTTTAAATGGCCTGTAACCGTGGAAGAACCTGCTGACGGTGGGGTCTTTGATGACTCTAGTTTTGATGCGGTGTTTAAGCGGGTGCCAAGGTCTGAGTTCCAAAAGCTTGCGGATAAAGGCGATCTTGACTTGCTTAAAGCAGTGATGACTGGATGGGAAGGAATCGAGGATGAAGACGGCAAGCCGTTGCCGTTTTCCCAGGCAGCAATGAAAGAATTTGCTGATGACCCATATTGGATTCGTGGTGTCCTGAAGGCTTACACCGAAACTTTTGAAGGCGCGAAACTGGGAAACTAAAAGATGCCGTCAAGTATTGGGCGAATGGCGGCAAAAGAGTAGAGGACAAGAGTGCAGATGACGCTGCGGCATTTGGATTGAAGCCGCAGCGTCAGGCCGCTCCTGAAGAGGAGCACTTTGAGGTATGGGAAGAAAACTGGGATGCGTTGATGATGTTCTTGCGAATGCAAACGCAATGGACCGTCACGATGGGAGGTTACGTTGGATTGAAGTATGAGGTCTTGCTGGGTGCGTCAGGGCTGATGTCCCTTTATGATGTAGATAATCCCCGTGAGATGCTGGAGAGCCTTCAAGTAATGGAAGCTGCTGCACTCTCTGAGCTGAACAAGAAAGATGCCAAGTAAGACTGTTTCGCCTGTTGATATTGTACTTAAAGTAAGTGGCAGCGAAAAGCTGCAAAAATTAAACAGCTCGTTTCGCGATCTATCAAAGCAACTCAACAAGCTTTCAGCCGGAGACCTTCAGAAGGCAACTGATGACGTACGAAAGTTTGCTGCAGAGGCCGGTAATAGCGAAGCAACAATAAAAGGTCAGATCAAGGCGTTTGAAGGCTTGCGCGAACAGGCCGCTATGGGCGGCAAGGTTTACCGTGAGCTTGGGAAAGGTATTGTCGATCTCAAGGCTTCACTGGACGGGCTTGGTGCGAAATCACAGGCTCAGGCGAAGCGACTTGCGGAGATTGGCACAAGTGCTAAATCCTCTGTCTCTCAAATAAAAGACGCCACTGAAAAGCTAAAGCTTCTTTCAAAAGAAGCCAGGACAGGCTCTGACGCATTTGCTCGGCTGAAGGGCAACATTGTGGACATGGGGGAAGCGCTAGAACTAGCAGAAGCCAAGGCTAAAAAGCAAAAAGAAATATCTAACTTGCTCAATGGCACGTTACGCAAAAGTTCAACCCTTATTGGCTTGCAAGCCAAGGCTTACAGAGAAAGGATTGCCGTAACAGAAAAAGAAATTCAATCTATTGATTTACTGTCAAGTAAAGAGAGGTCTACAGCAGCAAATACAGAGAAAAGGATTCGTCTGGAAGAGAAGCTTCAAGGGCAGCTTCTTAAGGTCGCTCAGACTGGATACCTTGAGTTTGTTGCGTCTAGTCGTAGTGAGACTATTAAGCTAGCGGAGGCTTTTAGCAACACAGACAAAAGCATTGCGTCCTTTGGAGTAAGACTAAAAGCTCTTGATCAAGATTTTGGTAAACTTCCAAACACTACAGCAGGACTTAACCAAAAGCTAGCAGAGCTAAAAATTGAGCTTAACAATACTGTCAGGTCAAGCTCTGACTACACCCGTGTTTCTAACGAAATTATCGGCATTCAGAAAGAGCTTGCTAGGGAGACAGGCGAAAGCGCACAGGCGTTTGAAAGGCTGAACAGAGCGCAAGAAGGGGCCGAGCGCAGAGCCGCCAAGCTTCAAGGAATTGGAGACTATGTTGCATCGATGTCCGGCCTAGGCGTCCGTGGCGGGTACGCCTCCTCAGTATCTGGCTTAAGCGCCGAGGCAGCTGCTGGCCGCATTGCGCGTGGCGGTACTCCGGTCATTGGTCAAATGCGCTCTCGGCAGGGGCGTCCGCAAGGTTACAGAGATCCTGCATCTGGAGCAATGATTGCCCCTGGCGTCGGAACTTTTGCTAGCAGAAGAGCCTTTAGACGGGCGGGTGCTACTGCTTACGATAGACCTATCTCGCCAAAGCTTCCGCCTGCAATGGTGGAGGCGAGAGAGGCTAGAAAAAAAGAAATTGAGGACCGAATCAATAATCTAAAAAAAATCAACGCCGAAAATGGTGCGCTTCGACAGCAAGCAGCTATTCGACGATCTATTGAAAAAAACCAAAGAAAAGTTGCCGCCAAGGCCCCTCGCGAGCAGCCGATGCGTGAAATAAGCGCACTGTACGGCCAGATTGGTGAGATTGGCATCAGTAAGATTGCAACAAATATTGACATGATGGGAAAATCTTACGAAGAGGTCTCGGCAGACATTCGTGCCGCTACTGCTGCGTCTAATGGCAGTATTTCAAGTCTTGAAAAGCAGCGAAATGTTTGGACTCAATTGCGGAATGGGCTTGACCCCGCTAGTGATGCTTTCAGAAAAGTAACAAAAGACATCGAAAAAGTAGACCGAGCCCTAGAGAAAACTTCTCGTTCTCGCCGTAAGTTTTCCCCCGGCAAGGCCGCCCAAGTCGCTGGTGCAACGATCTCCGGTGGTATTTTCGGTGGGCCTGAAGGGTTCCTTGGTGGCGCAATTGGTGGCGCAGTTGGTGGTGTTGGCGGGTCTTTTGCTGGTGCTGCACTTGGCGCTCAGGTAGGTCAGCTCAGACAGCAGCTTGGTGGATTTGCTGAGTATGCGGCGAGCATCGAGAAACTCAAAATTGCGTTGAATGGTATTGCAGGTGACGCAAGTAATTACAACCGAGCACTGCAAGCCGCTGCTGATGTCACAAAAGAATTAAATATTCCACAAGAAGTTGCTATCAGAGGCATCACTCGACTTACAGCAGCAGTGAAAGGCGCTGGTGGCGGTGTCGCTGATGCTGAACTTGCGTTCAAGAATATCAACTCTGCAATTATTGCAACGGGCGGCGGCGCAGAGCAGGTTGAAGGGGCCGTAACCGCGCTTGTTCAGATTTTTTCGAAGGGAAAAGTTTCTGCGGAAGAGATCAATCAAATTGCAGAAAGACTGCCTGGCACATTTAACAAAATTGCTGAAGCGTCAGGTAGGACCGGCCCAGAGCTGACAAAAGCCTTGCAAAAAGGCGAGGTGGGGCTGAATGACCTGATGAAGTTCTTGGTTCAACTGGGTGGTGAATACGGTGAATTGGCTGAAAAGATTGCTGGGTCATCCGAGTCCGCTGGCGCAAGATTGACGGTTGCATATAACAATATGCGGATTGAGATAGGTAAAGCTCTTCAGCCGGTTGGCGCTGAGTTCCAACAAGCTTTTGGCGAGTTCCTAGAAGAAATCACTCCAGCAATACTTGCGGCATTGCCAAGCATCAGGGATGGATTGATTGCGCTTGCGAAGAATCTTGACTTGGTAGCTCAGGCTGCCGCTGCTGCTTTCGCTGTGTTCGCAGTTGGCAAGATTGCGGCAATTGTTGCCTCTATTGGCTCGTTAAGCAAAGCGGTTTCCGCATTGGCTGCAAATGCCGTAATAGCGAAAAAAGCTTTGATTGGGTTGAATGGAGCCGCACTATTGAATCCATACGTAGCTTTGGCCGCTGGCGCTGCTGCGCTAGCAATTGCAATTAACAGAGCAGCAAAGGAGCAGAATAGACTGAATTTACTGCTAAGAGAAGGCAGCGTTGCGGCTGTTGACAAAGAAATTGCGGAAAACAGTGCCGCAGTTGCTCGCATCGAGCAAAAAGACTTAAAAGGTTCTTCAACCATAAGCGGGCAAATTGGTGAATTTTTAGCCAAGCCCATACTTGACCCTCTTCGCGAGGCACAGCTGACGCAATTAGGGGAGACAGGCAAGAAACTCCGAGAAGCCAGAAAAAGAGCGGTGTATGACCGCGATCAAGGCGCTGATTTGCCCGATTATCTTTTAAACAACCTAACTGACTTCGCTTCTCCTACCGGCACTGATACCGGCGGCGGCGGCGGCGGCGGCGGCGGCGGCGGCAAGGCAGAAAAAGTGCGCAAGTCTTTGCTTGATTCAATCATAAATGAAGGCAAACTCATTGCCGCTACAAAAGCGAGGTTGGATAACGAGATAGATATTGGAGAAGCTCAAAACAAAAACAACAGGTCAAGGGTAAATCAGTTAAACAACCAAAGAATTTCTATTGACTTTGCCGAACAAGCTGCACAGGTTGAACTGAAATATCTCGAAGCCCTTAAGGCTGCCGAGGGGCAAAAAGAACAGGGCGCATTGGTAGCAGAAGCCATTGCAACTAAACAAAACGACGACGCTCGCCTTTCAATTGAATATGCTGCAGAGCTTACGAAAGAAGCACAGCGATACAGGTTTGAGAAAGAAGCCATTGCAAAAGCGTCCGAAGACGAGCTGTTTAACTTACGCGATCAGCTTGGCTTGGTGACAAACGAGCAGAGAATTGAAAGATTCAGGCAGTCAAGGAGAGACGCAGGGGATCCAAACGCTGAACAGCAAACTGATCTGTTCCGCCAAACAATAGATCCAACGTTGACGGAAGGGTTGAGCCAAAACATTCGCAGTTTGAAAAAAGAACTGGAAGATCTAGTAAATCCAATCAATCAAATTACTGGCGCAGCAAACGCTATTGGCAGTGCATTCTCTCAGTCGTTTACGGATGCAATCAGTGGATCCAAAAGCGCAAAAGAAGCATTGGCTGATTTCTTCAAGAGTGTTGGCAGTTATTTCTTGGATATGGCGGGGCAGATCATTGCAAAAATGGTGACAATGGCGATTCTGAATCAGGTTGTTAAAATACTACCTGGCAGTGCCTCTGCTCCTAGCTTCGGGAGCGGGGTGGACTCAGGACTGCCGCTTTTTGGGGACTACAGCGGCCTTTCGGGCACTCCATTTGAAAAAGGCGGTGTCCTTGCCGACAACGAGATCGTACCGTTTGCCAAAGGTGGAATTGTTGGCGAGCCGACAATCTTCCCGCTAGCGAATGGTACGGGGCTGATGGGGGAAGCTGGCCCAGAAGCGATCATGCCCCTTAAACGAGGCCCTAGCGGTCGTTTAGGCGTTGAGGTTGCTAGCACCCGCGAACAGCTGAACAACCAGCAAGCCGCTACCAGCACCCGCGAACAGCTGGACCGCCAACGAGCCGTTGCTAGCACCCGCGAACAGCTGAACAACCAGCAAGCCAAAGCCATGCAACCGCTGGACATTCGATATGAATCGACGGTCATAAATAACGTCGAGTACGTCACAGCAGAACAGCATCGTCAGGGCATGGCTCAGGCGGCTGAACGCGGCAGATCGCTGACACTCTCGGCTTTACAAGGTAGTGTTAAAACAAGGAAAAAAGTAGGACTTAGCTAATGAGCGCATTTGCCTTCGTCAACTATGCACGGTTTATGCAGGACTCGTCCACACCAACCGTTTACGCCTATCAAAATTTTTCAGTCAATTTAACAAGAACTTACAGCGGAGTCACATATAGCTTTCTGCCCTTTGCTGTTTCGACTGGTGCAGGCAGTAAGGGCGGCGACCGATCCGAAGCAGTGCTAGGCGCTGCCACTAACGAAATCAGCGTAAACATTTTTGCAGAAGCCGTTCAAAGCCGATGGTTGTTGGATCTAAAAACGGTCAGCCTCGATGTGACGAATTTTAGTGATGTTGCACTGATTCGATCTGAGCTATGGCGTGTCGCGAGTTACGACATGGATACAGAGAAAGTGATGCTAAAACTAACGTCACCGCTGGATGCCGTTGCATCTGACGTTCCAAGGCGCGTTTTGAATACCAAAATCGTTGGGGCGTTACCAACATCTGGTTCATTGGTGGTTAGCTGATGATTGACTGGAAGCCGTGGGTCGGCCTGCCTCATGCATTCGGTGAGCATCCACAGCATGGCTTGGGCGCTGATTGCGTCGTCATGGTCTGGGCGATATTGGATTCCGTTGGCGTTTATCATCCGCCGTTTGATTACAAGTGGATGGAATTAGCAACTGCAGGTAAATGGGAAGAATTGCAGGCGCTATGGAATGAAGCAACGGAGGTATTGCCAGAAATGGAAGAGCACGCAGTTTGCATGTTTAAAAATGGCGCAAGCGGTCTTGGTGTCGGTATCGTAGTAGAGAACGGCGTTTTAGTTGTTCATCACAAGCGTGGCGTGTGCTGGTTGCCGCCACGAGCCATGCGAGAATCTCAGTATCGTCGATTTGTGAAATGAGCAGCTTACTTCCATCTGATAAGTATCTTGCCTCGATGCTGGGGCTAACTGATGAGGAGTATTCCTGGTTTAAGGCTGAGGTGCGAAAGCGCAGCGCAGAAGCTCCTGAACCTGCTGTTATTGCAGGGGTAGTTGAAACAGGCTTAATTATTGCAATCGCCAATTTAGTAATTGGTGTTGGCCTAACTGTTGTTTCGACGCTGCTAAGACCAAAGCCATCATTTGACCAAAACGAACCAGGCAGGCCACCCGAACTGCGGGCGACAAGTAGCGGAGGTCAAACGACAACACAAAACCAACGCTTTGCACCAAGATACGGCTTCAATTCAACGCAAGAGATTTCAACTTTAGGATCAATTATTCCGCTTGTTTATACAAATAAAGAAACGATTGCATCTATTGTCTATGGCGGCGTTCGAGTTAATACGCAGCTGCTCTGGTCGCAAATTTATAGCCTGGGTGGATCGCAGATGCTAAGGGCGATCTTTCTGGTCGGTGAGGGACCAATAGCCGCTATTGAGCCCAGCAATTTTGCGT